GAGCAAGAAACTTCATCAAGATCGTTTCAAATTTGTAGAGAAGTATAAAGAAATATTAGAAGAGTATTTGAGGAGGAAGCGGAATGAACAACAGACATCGCAGAATAACAAAACTAAGAAAACAGGAACTGAATGTACTAAAGACAAAGTTTGAAAAAGAATATGGAATTTCAGCAGAAAAAACATATAAAGCGGCAAGTCAGTTTGTTGCTGATGTAAGTGATGCTATTCGTAAGTTTGGAATTTCGATATTAAGTGATGATCGTAAATTGGAGGAAAAAGAATGAAACTAAAAGACGGATTTTACGCTAGTAGTCATGGTATCGGCGGTTTAATGCTAGATATGCCGACAAAGAACCCTAAAACACGTAAGAAACCAAAAGTCAAAGTCGGTGACATGGTTCGCTGTGAAGCTGAAGAGTTCATCTATCCGTTTCGTGGATATGTAGAGCATCTCTATAATCACTCAGCGATCATTCGTATTGAAAACACGATGGAATGCGATAAATGGACAGCTAAAAGCAAAGAGAATTTAGCAGTGGCTCGATTGGTGGATATTGAACTCATTGAAGGCAAATAAAAAAGACCCGTCAAGAGTCTTCTTTGCGAATAATATCAATACCGTGTTTTTCAAGTTGCTCAGTAGAGTTCTTAACAATTCTCATATTAAATTCCATTTCAAGGCAACGAATAAATTCTTCTCTGTATTCACGAGCAACGTTGGATGCTATTTTCAGGAAATCGTTTGGATCTTCTGTCAGCTCAATTTCGACTGGAGGATACTCCAAATCATTCAAAACGTATTCGGCTGCATTTTTCATAGCAGTGCGTGAATCAATAGTAACTTTCATAGTATCGCCTCCCAAAGCGATTATAGCATGGAAGTCTAATAAATAAAAAAGCCGGATCGCTCCGACTGATTCAATAAATCCAACACATTTATTATATCACATAAAGGAGCGGTTTGACTTGATGCAATTGTTACGAGAGGTAGATTTCAAACAGACAAGATGTAATGCGAGAGATGTGCTGAAGAACTTTCGGCGTTTGGAGCGGATGGCAGGTCGCTCTTTGATAGATATTAAGTCGCCGATTATTACGGATATGCCGAAGGCACCGAAGCACGGCAATAAGGCAGAGGACGCGATCATTCAGATGATGGATATAGAAGCGGAGAGAGACGCGATTTTAGCGGCTTTGATGGCTCTCAGTCTGATTAGCCGTCAGATACTCTACTACAGCTTCTGTGACGTAAACAAGCACTCTAATTATGAGATAGGGCAATTGATACGAGGATACGGAGAAAAGAATGTAGAGAAGCTGAAATCCATCGCATTGATCGAATTTGCAGAAGCATACAAAAAAGGTGTGTTAGTTCAGTATCGTTGATTTTGTAGGGTTTTTGTAGGGATAGTGTAGGGTTTTTGAGCGTTTTAACGTGATATTATGATAGTGTCGAAAGATTAGGAAACAGGATCGACAAAATAAAATGTAAGGGAGGAAATCTCCCTCATCGTTTTAAATTAAGCTTCGATAGACAGCAGCGGAAATATTAAGAATAAGGATGTGAATTTCAACTCCTTCTAAATTGTTCTTATTATCTATCATCCGTTGCTGTCTATTAATTTATGTGTTGGAGGGTAAGAATATGAAATTATCGATTGAAGGTACTTCAGGAGAAATAAAAAAAATCCTCGCAGCTATTTATAATAGCCGAGAGGATAGCGAATTAATCAATATAGATAATTCAAATGAACCTATTGTTAATCCATGTTTCCAAGAGAAATTGCAGAAATCTGATCAGCAAAAACAACTAAAAATGGGATATTAGTAGTTCTCTCGCCTATGATGGTAACATCTTTCAGAAAGATAGATTTGACTACCAAACTTTGCTCATCATCTTTTTCTATATCATCAATTTTTTTTGAGCGAAATTCTGCAAAAGAATCCATCATAGCATCAATAAGAGGATTTACTTTTACTTCAGCATCAAAGTCTATAGGAGTTCCGCAAATTGTTGCTCCTCCGGTTTGAATAATAATATTATTGTTAGAATTTTTAGCGAAGAGTTCAATATATTCAATCATGTCTGAACGGTAATCATCAATTTTTGCCATTTTTTTACCACCTTAAATTATTTCAGCGGACCACTCGCTGATAACTAAAATTATACGCTTAGTATTTATTTTCACAATAAGAATTTATCGTAATAACTTTTGAGTAAATAGAACAAAAAACCTGCACTAGTTTCCGCTAGTACAGGCAGTGACTATATCGGTTGATAATCTAGCATATATTAAAAATAATTGCAAGAAAAGAAATTTATAGTGGTTTATACCAAATTATCAAAGCAATGTTATTTTGTTGCTGTCTATTGTTTTTTAATTATTCACACGATAACTAAAGGTGGGTGAAGAGAAATGATTCCATTAATAATTTCAATTTTTGCGCTCTGTCTTAATGTCTATATGATTGGATTTAAAAATGGGCAAAATAAAAAATAGTAGCAGCCAAGAATAATTTTATAGTGTCACTGTGGCGGAAAGGGTAGACGCTAAGCATGTGTGCTAGGTCAATGCTTCGGCAACCATGCAAGGTTCGATTCCTTGCCAGCGACATTAAATGCCTATGACGGTTACGACTACCGAAAAAAGATCGTTAAGAAGCTATACGGTGCTACGTACGGCAATGTAGTAAGTGTGCTATCTGTACACCACCAAGCTTCGGTCACTGTGGCGGAAGTAGAAGACGCAGCGGTAAATGGCGAGTAGCCTCGTGAGAGCCTGGTAAGTTCTCGTGAGTGGTGCAATCCCACTCCAGCGACTTTAAGCAACCGAGGCATCGGCGGTTTAAAAATATAGGGGTGCGCAATTTCGTACGCGTTTTGTGCATCGTGCAAGTTACTATTACATATTAGATCACTCTTTGAGTGGTCTTTTTATTTTTGCACAAAGGAGGAAACAACAATGTATAGACCACAATACTTAGAACAGAAGTATGAAGTAATCACTGTTCATAAAGGTAATGGCGAAAAAGTATATGAGTATAGAAGACCAATAAAGAGCGATACATATAAACGAAAGGAAAACAATGAAGTTATTCCATTGTATGGCAAAAGAATAGCTAAGCATTAAATAAGATTGCGAAAGGAGACGGAACATGACCGAGGAATTCTATAGATGGCTATTACAGTTGACAAGAGAAGATCGTTTGGTTAAGTTCTATCAGTCTCCTAAATGGCGCAGGCTTAGAGAGAAAGCGATGAAACGAGATCACTATGAATGCCAAGAGTGTAGAAGACTAGGTAAGTATCATAGAGTAGAGAACGTTCATCATATAAAGGAAGTCAAGGATAGACCTGACTTAGCTTTAGATTTAGATAATCTTATTTGTTTATGTGTTGAACATCATAATGAAGTTCATGGCAGATATCTTACAGCATTGGATAAACAAGAGAAGAAGATAGAAAGCTTTGCTAACTTCGATGCAAGTGAAAGGTGGTAAGTGCATGATCATCAATGATAATGGCAGAGAGTATGATACAGAAAAGATTGAAGAGTATTCATCTTATACTCAGGGATTAATTAAACGTTTGATATACGTTCGCTATGTAGGTATTAGGGATCTGTTATCAGATAACTGTTGTAGTAAATACAAAGTGAATCAAGTAAGAGAAGCGTTGAATAAAGATAATAACGTCGAAAGAATAAAAAATGTTTTTGGATATAGTATTGAAGAGATTAATTATTACATTGACTTCGCTGAAGCTTTCATTCCGATGGTGAGATAACCCCCCCTTAAAATAAATCGCAAATTTTTTGGGGGTGATGAAACGGAGGGGGCTGTCAGGAAAAGAGATTTTTTCGAACTTTATCATGAAAGGAGGGCTAAAATGTTTAAAAACGAATTGTCTCAAAATCGCTACAGAGAAAAATTACGCCGCTCTTTAATAAGCCAATTGGAAAGTCAGAAAACAAATATTGAGCCATTCTTAGATAATGTTGATCGTTATATCAGTTTATGGGAAACGGCGATATCACTGGAAGAAGATATATCCGAGAACGGCATTAGATTGGAGAATGGTAAAAAGAATGAATCAGTAGCGTTGCTTGTTTCTGTCAACAAACAAATGGGATTGATGTTGGATAAACTTGCCATTACTCCTGAATTGGTAGGTGAAG